AGTTCATCATCAAACGTCAATCCATATTTGAATCTGGCGTTTACATGACCTTGTAGGTGATAGGTTTCACAGAAGTTTTTTGCATCAGCTGGACTCACCTCGACTAGAGTGCATTTGCGAGCGTAGATCTTCTTATCGAGACCCATTACGGACATTAATCTTCGCTTGATGATCTCTTTCTTTTGCCACCAGTCGTCTTCGAAGATATGAATCAACTTGATTCCCCGCGCTAAGAGATCTTCGGTCTTCTTCTCGTGATAATTTTTAGCTTTCTTTTCATCTGAATGCCAATACACTCCATTCACCTCGATACCAAGATTGAGATCTTTGAAATAAAGATCGACTTGTTTTGGAGCTAAAAGAGAATTGTCATTGACTGTAAATTTAAGACCCAGTGATTCACAGAATTCTATGAGTTCATAGTGAACCTTTGAGATGATTTTATTACATTTTGGACATGATGGCATCTTGCCTGCATCAAGACCTGCGGTAAACTTGTAACCACACTCATGAATCCATCGATACTTCTGTGTTCTAGTTCCCGTAAAATCGTCTATCACCCAGTCTAGCTGTCTGACAAGGTTCTTTTCACTTATGAGATCTATTCTATCTGTCAATGCTCCATATTTGAATTTAGACAGCCGAGTAGCTTTTGATTTGTCTATAATGTCTAGATTGGCGAGGGGAGATTCAGAACCATATCGCTCAACACAAGTCTGCTTAATTTTATCTCTTACTTCATCAACTAATAGAATAGAACTAACACCATACTTTTCAAGTACAGCTTCATCGCGTTTCTTTCTTACTTCTGTGGATTTTAGAGGGTGATCAACACCATATCGTTCAAGGCAAACAAGCTTGATCTTATCTGCATTTCGTTTGACCATTGAATTTGTGCCATACTTTTCCAATAGAACTTTATTTCGTTTCTTCTTGAATGCTTCAGTTTTTACGAGAGCTCCAAGCTTTGCACCAGCTCCATTATATTTTGATGAACAGCTGATAGAACAGTAAGTAAGATATCCCACCGTGAAATTGTAGAATCTACACGTCTTTGCTCCACACCCCTTGCATCCAGGCTGTTCTAGCAAGTGATGATAGATCAAATAACAAGATTCTGCTGGAGATATATCCCCATATGTAGATTTGATTGATTCACAGAATTGCTTACCTTCGATCGATTTAGTAAGACGATTTCTGTTTAACTTCCCATCGATGATAAAACGGTCTATTAGAGTAGTGTAGGGATCCATATATTCAATTATAACACAGTTGACTAGTCAAGAGTATTTATTGAATGCTGATGCTTTTATTGAGGTTTATGTTTTGTTGCAGAAACAACAAAGGACTCCGAAGAGTCCTAAGCTGTTGATTCTGAAACTGATTACTTTAGAGGAACGTAAGGTTATTGACAACTACCTTGCCATAGTAATCGGCCGAGTTGGCCAGAGATGATGCGTTCGATACGAAGGTAACCTTGCCGTAACGAGTCATAACCATCAATTGATTGTTGTAGGTCGTTGGATCTACAACAGTATTGCTAGTCATTAATGGAACGTATGGGCAGTAGAAGTAACCTGTGTCAGTCTCACCACCACCACCTTTGTAGCCGACGAGTACGATGTCGGATGTAGAGGAAGCGCCGCCGGTTACTGGAGCACCTGCAGCAACGGTTCCGAAGGAAGCGTTAAACAGGAACGAGTAAACCTTGATGGTGCCGTTAAGGACGCCAACGAGACGGGTGTTGTTAGGACCTTCGAAAGAACCGCTAACAGCTGGTGCGAACACCGACTTAGCAGCAGATTGAAGAACGGAGATGACCTGTGGGGATACCACGATGAAGTTACCTGCACCGCGACGGGTCTTAGCAGCGATCTCGTTTGCGACCTTGTTGATCAGGACGCCGAGAACTGCATGACGGTCACCGACATAGTGAGGAACGCCGGTAAAGGAGCCGCTTCCCATGTCGAAGGTTTCGGTAGTACCAGCCAGGCGGATCAGGTCGGTAACGATTTCGTTGTCGATTTCGTGAACGATCTCAGCCGAGAGGGCTTGGGTGATTTCAGCTTCGAGGTCGAGACCGTGCTGGGACGAGAGGTCCTGCATGGCTTCGATGGTCCACTTAGCTTGCAGCTTACGGGTCTTAGCAACGACCGGCTGACGCAGAACTTGGAGACCAAGAGCGCGGCCAGGGAAGCTTTCCATGTCAACCACGTCACCAGCTTCGCCGCTGAGCGGATTAGAAGCAAGCGAGAAGTTGCTGGCAGGAGAGTATGCACCACCGGTAGCAACACCGGAAGTTGGGTCATACAGACCACCAGAAGCAGCAGGGTTTACACCACCAGAGTAGAAGCGACGCATCTTGGAAGCATACGGCTGGGTCCAAGAGGTGTTACCGAAGACTTCGTCATTGACTGCGATGTCGCCGTCAGGAGATTCGGTCGTGGTTGCTGCATTCTTGTAGGTGAAGCGCAGTGAGAAGACCAGGCCGGTAGGACCAGTCATCGGCTGAACACCGACGATCTCAGTTGCGATAGTTCCCGGAATGATACGACGTACCATCGGGAGGATGATCTTTTGGAAGCTACCAACGTTTCCTGCGGACATCGCGTCAGCGCCGGCTGTTTCGGTTAGGTACTTGGCTTGGTTATCCAGGACCGTCGAAACAATCGCAGCTTTGCGAGGATCCAAACCTTCTAACAGGGCGGCTTTGGTATCTTGCCAGTTTTCGAAGAGTTCCTTCATTTTTTGGCTCCTTGGGTTAAATTACTTCAAACCAGCCAGCGCCCTGATACGGGACAGCTGATCGCTCGGTTTTACTTCTTCATCCAGCACTTCCTCGTTGCCGGTAACGACGGTAGATGCAGAAGCAGCTCCCTTGCTCTCGGTAATTTGTGGTGCAGATACGGTTACCTCTTTCTTCGGCTCAACTACAGTTTCCTTCAGAACACGTCCGATGTAAACCTTGAACGCTTCTTCGAGCTTTTCAGTTGATACGTTTGAGAGGATGATCTTCATTTGCTCACGAGCGTTGCCGCTGAGAGGTGAAAGAAGTTCTTCTAGTTTGCTGTTGCGGGCTTCCGCAAGACGAGTTTGTTCAATCTCAGCAAGACGATTTTCGGCGTCGGCTAGCTTGTCGATGGTTTCGGCAAGGTCAGCTTCAACTGAGGTCAGATCTTCCTTGCGGAACTTCTTGAATTCAGTCTCGACGGCTTCAAAGATCTTGCGTCCGAACTCGAGCTTCTTAACGTCTTCAATGTCTTCTTTAAGCTCAGACATCTCTTCGTCAATGCGAACCTCGAGGAACGCGTCCAACTTATCGACCAGGGTATTCAGCTGCTCACCGAGCATCTGTGCAAGGTTCTCTTTCTCTTCGACCAGCTTCTCGGCATATTCAACTTCCAAATCGCGGAACTTGTTAATGTCTTCTTTCAGCTCGTCAAATTCGACTTTGAGAAACTCTTCAACCTTTGAGTCAACAGTTTCAGCAAGCTCTTCTCTAGCCTTGATAAATTCCTCGGTCAAGGTAGAGCGAATCTCTACTTCCAGCTTAGAACGTTCCTCGGCGAGATAAGCATCAACGGCAGTCTTGAACTGTTCATTGAGCTGTGCCTTGGTTTCTTCGCTCAGAAGATCGGATTCTAGCAGTTTCTTCAGGATTTCATCCATGCTTGCTTTCTCCGGTTAGGGTTGAGGTGAGAGTATCACCTTTGTTTGTTACAGTGATATTTAAGAGAGAGCAAGGAACGAAGCCTAAAAAGATTGAAAAAGCCCGAAAGATCACGAAGATCTTCGGGCTTCTCGCGGTGCAGTTGATGAATCTAGATAGTTCTGGAGCTAGCGGCGGCCAGGTTAATTTTCATCAGGTTCAAAATCTGAGTCCTTCTCAAAGATCGTCAAGCGATCGCCAGAGCTGTATGCTGCGTGCAAGTCACCTACCTTCGTCAACTTCCAGCCATCCTTCACCTTCAACGCTGCTGCTAGTTTCTTAACGAGCGGATTGTCATCATCCATCTGCAAGATCCAACCAAAGTTACCGTTCCCTGGTTTCATAGAGCGAACTTCTTCTGACAGCTTTGCTGCAGCATCGAGATCTTTCAATAAACTCATGTCTAATCCTTCACCTTTTAACTCAACTACAGTTGATTGATCTTCAAACTTGCTTTTCTCACTGAGTGCAAGCAAAGCTTTCATCGAGATATCTTCACCGAGAACGTATCCCTTCCCAGTCTTGACGTCAAACACTCCGTAACTACGATCTTCACCATCAATCTCAGCAGAGATGTTGTCACCGCGATCCTTTGACTTGAACTTCAGCTTTTCTGCTTGGCTTGGATACTTCTTCTTAACATCGCTCTTCCAAGCTTCAATCGCAGTTGAGAACTTTTCTGACGTCACTCTAAGTACTCCTTGACGTCTTTACCCGAAAGATCGCTGTCAAACAGCTCATTGACAGCCGTAGCAAACTTGTCTTCCCACTCATATTCACCAAACATCTGGTACATGTAAGAACGGTCAGATAAACTAACTCCGAGATCATCTGCAGCATGTACTATTTTAGACATTAACTGATTAGACTTCATCGAAGAAAAGTTACTGTTGCCAGCCATCTTCTTGACAGTCTTGTAAACATCGGTTAATAACTTCTCACCGTCGCCTACTTTATAGTCATGCATGCTTTCACTTACTGTCTTTCCAGTAAGTGCATCAACTGCTCTCGTCCCATAAGTCTTGACAAAATTAGCATCGTTCTTCTTCGCAGCAGTGATGCCGTAGTCAAGGGCGCAGATAACTCCGTACTTTGAGATGTCATCAAAGTTGTTGATCGCTTGTTTAACTTTCAGTACTAGCTGATCTGCAGCTTCAGAGATGTTCAAAGCTTCACTTTGCTTATCTACGAACTCAAACCCAAGCTTCTTAGCATATTCTTTCGCAGCAACCTTGTCTTTAGAATACTTTTCATACTCTATTGGTGAGAGCGACCATGCAAGCATGTTGTTTGTAAAGAACCCATGTTTTCCAGAATGAGTTTTTGAAAGGTATACCTGCTGAGCTTCACTCAGCGAGCTTTCCTTGAAGGGAGTCTTTATGCTCTTAGCATTATCAGGTCCTGCAAACCTTGACGTCACTGGCTTTCCAGTAGCATGTTGCTTGAGGTAAGCTAAAGCTCTACCAGTAGAGTGCTTTGCCATTCCAGTTACAGATGAAAAGAGCTCTGAAGCTGAACGATCAGTAGGAGTAAACTCGTAAGTCTTACCACCGATGTCAGTGATGATGACACCCTTCTCAGTGTCAAGCTTGAAAGCTCCCAAGTTCAGGCCAGCTGTATCTTTTTCAACGAGGTTTAGAAATACTGATAGCTTCATCTTCTTCTCACTCAGTAGAGTCAGCTGACTGCTGACCGGTAAAGGTGTTTACCACGTCGGTACCGTAGGTTTTCGCGAAGTCACTCTCTGGGTTCTTAGACTGAGTAGCAGCATACTTCAACGCAGCGCTGAGCGCGCTCTTCGTCGCAGCATCAAGGTCTGTACACGCTTGCATGATCTTGTTGATGACCTGTGAGCTCTCATCTTCCTTTAACATTCCTGCAATCCAGCGCCAGTTATCTGGGAGCTTCATGGCCGTCCCTCTGCTTCATTGATTTCAATAGATCGGTTCATGATGCTTCACCCATTACTTTCTTCGTGAGCATCAATATGTTCATCAGATCGGATCTCAGCTTCAAACTTCTTCGCCCAATCATCATTGTTTTGGCTCTTGATCCACTCGATCATCGCCTCTAGACACCCTGGGTTGTCACTCAAAAACTCGTCAATGTCACGATAGTCAAGGACGTTGATGAGCTTGTCAAAGTTGCTAACCCCTCGAGCACCTTCAAAGTGGTACATGCGATTTCCCTCGATGTACTTGTCAATCAAGTCATCAAGGTCATCCTTGCCTTCAATGAGAGTAATCGGATCTTTCAGCTGTAGCAATTCTTGTAGTAGTTTCATGTCAATCCTTACTGTTTTCAATCTTCTTGATCTGCTCGCGGGTAAAGCCCATCTTCTTCAGCGCGTCACTGAACGGAGCAAACACCTCAGTGTCAACTCCACCGCGGCCATCTTTTCCTGGTGTGTAATAACCAGCATTACCACCGTATGGGTCACGTTTGGTTGACCCATACAGCTGAGCAACTGCTTTGGCACGTCGCACCAGTTTTTGTGGATCTTTGATCAGTTTAGCCATCTTCGTTGCTTCACTCGCAAACGGAGAGTTGTCACCGTGGAACGTGCGGCCTCGAAACTTTAAGCCTTCTGCTCGGTCGTGATCCTTCTTCTCGGGCTTGATCGCATCGACATCAAGCGTCTTCACGTCTACCTCAGAGAGCTCGAGGAGCAGCTTTAAGATCGACATGCTCAGTCTCTCTTCAGCTGCTGGCCGGTCAGCTTCTCGAAGAACCTTGCAAGCTCTTCTTTGAAGTACTTTTGTGCTTTTTGATCATGAATAACTGACTCGGCTAGAGTCATGATCTTCTTCTCACCGATCAAAGCTTCCATCACGTGGCCAGGGTAAGCGTTCGGCGCTGAAGGAGTCGCGACCACGTCAACGGTTACCAAGCTAAAGCCGGAAACTTTCCCCTCAACCACGTTACCTGATCCACGAGATGACACTCCAAGCTTTCCACCTGCTTCCAAGATCGCCTTGACGATCTGTCCCTTCGGGTGATTCTCGATGATGCGAGCCTTGCCGTAAGCGTTTGATCCCTCGATCCACATCTCGGTGATGAGATGCGAAACGTTGTTCAAGTCAATCTGAAGGTTGTCAGGGTGGTTCAGCTCACCGTACACGGTAAAGCCTTCCTTGATGCGTTGGTTGATTCCGTCAACCGCGCTATTGATCTCATTCAAGGGATAAGTACGCTGGTTACCGTTCACGATGTCAGCTTGCATGAAGATGCCGCTGAGGTAAGATGACTTCGAAGATCCGTGCTCTTCGACCATCAGGTTCGCCTGGGCTGGGTTGATGCTCTCGATGAGAACTAGGTCTTTTCCGTACATGGTCTACTCCTAATGTTGCTGTGAGTATTTATCTAATCCCTCACAAATCACTCACCAACGTTGTACTTTTTTCTACTTGTAGATTAAAATAACGGTACCCAACGGCATCATGTTGGTTTCTTTCCACTACTAGCAACTTTACAGGAGCTCTTGATGTTTACACCCTTTGCTTCACTTCAGCTGTCGACTCGGATGTTGTTCACCATGGTACTGTTGGTGTTCGGCTGTGCTTACATGATGGCCATGATTCAAGTTTGGCAATCCCACGTCGGCCGAGAT